CAAAGGGGCAGATTGCTTCATCCCCCGCTGCCTCCAGCCGCTTGATGCGCTCTTGAAGCCGCAGGTTTGCTTCATCCAACAATTGCTGCTGCCGGATGATTGTATTGGCTGCGGTGAGTTCGCGTTCCAACCTCCTGCACAGCAGCCCCAACTCGGCTACGTTGTGAGGTGTTGAGTCTGATATTGGGGTGTCGCTCACTTGCCATCCCTCGCTTTGAGCATCGCGTCGGCGATGAGGTATGCCATTGCTGCGGAGTTATCCATGTTTTCATACCACCCCACTTCGTTGATTGCCTTTGCCGCGAAGTAGTCGCGCATTGAAATACCATGGTAATTGATTGCTGGAGCAATTCCGTCCCATTGCGTTGTATGTGGAAACGCCGGTCCTCCGTCGTTGATTGGTTGGTTGCTCATTTGGTTTCCTCCCCTTCGAGGTACTGCGCCACCGCCTGATCGGCGACGTACTGCAGCTTATAGCCTTTGCGCTTTGCGTATTCCTTCAATCTCCGATGCGTGTCGTCTGACACGACGAACATCTTAGCAACGGGACGTTTGGCTTTGGGTTTCATCGCTTGTGCTCCTTGATGATCTGGGCCACGAACCGGCGCTTGCAGCCGATGGCCCGGGCCACGGTGTCGGTGTCGGCACCGTTGTCCCACAGCCGGTAGGCCAGCTCGCTGTCGAAGGCCTCGACCGGCTGCGCCCAGTTCCTCGACAGTTCCCTGGCCTTGGGCTCCGGGAATGAGATCCAGCCCGCGGCCACGGCGCTGGTGATGGTCTTCTTGGTAATCACTTCAACCCCTCCGCAATCATGGCGTGCTCCAGGATCAGCACAGCGTCCGCGGTCTTGAGTGTAATCGTCAGCCTCGGCTGCCGTTGCTGCGCGATCTGCTTCAGGTGAGCCTTCCACCGGTCGCCGTGCGTGGCCTTAGTGCCTGCCTGGATGGTCTTCTGCCAGGTCTGCGGCGGCACCTCTATGGTGCGGATCTTCCGGCTGCTGATCAGTCCGTGCAGGAAGCCCACATTGCGCCCGAAGTTAAACATGGCAGACCCCGGGGCGCCCTTGCCGCCCACATAGCCGCCCACCTTCTCGATGTAGACCACGTCGGACACACCCAGCCTGTCGAGCACCAGGTCGCGCACATCGGCGTCGGTGGCAGGCATGGCGTCCAGCGTCACACCGCTGGGGCCGTAGTGCGCCAGGCCGCCCGATAGGCCCGGGTCAATGGCTAAGATCCGTTTCACTTCGATGCCTTTCGGAGCCAGGCCTGAATCGCCTTGTCGGCTACCGCCTGCAGTTTGAGGCCGGCGGCGAGGCAGTAGGCCCGGAGTGCTTTGTGTGTTTCGGTGGTCACGTTTATGGTCTTTGGTTTCATTACAGATGCTTGCGGACTTTGTTCCAATAGGCCTCGGTGGCCTGCTTCTTCTCACCCCTAGGACCGCCTCCGTTCCACTTACGAGCGAGCTGCTCGGTGGTGCAGTCTTTACCCCAATGCTTCAGGTAGGCCTCGCACACCGCCCGGGCCTGCGCCCGGTTGGTCATGTCCTGATGCCGGTAGTGGCTCCCGGTGATCCGGTTCACGTCCAGCACCACGCCGCGGTGGATCTGCAGGGGGCCTAGGGCGCGTCCGTTGTCGCCGATGGCCTGATCGTTGCCCGAGGACTCGACGATAATCAGGGCCGAGATGAGGTTTGAGAGAGTGGTCATGGTTTGGAGAGTTGTGCGCGTTGGCCAGTCGCGCCCCTGGTTGGGTGGTATTGGCCCCACCCGGGCCTAAAGTGTGTCAGTCAATGTAACCGCCGCTTGCTTGGTAGTTCTTGCTGAGTTCCTGCTGCTTCGCTGTCTGGTAAGTTCCGCCGGACGTTTCCCAAAGCTGATTCAGGCAAGCCAGTTGTTGTTCAGCAAGTTCAGACGACTTTCCTTCTGACTTTCTACGAGTGATCCGCTCTTGAAGCATATCAACCGCGGCGCTGATTGATCCGCTGTTGTCGATCAGTTCATTTGCTGCCGTTAGAATCGCGTTGCTCATGGTGTTTCGCTTTCGACTTGATTGGACCGACGGCCGTCAAGTTGCCACAGAGGCAGACATGAGTCTACAGAGAAAACCATTTTTCTGTAGATTTTGAAGAAAACCCAATGTTTGCAGGGGTCAAACAGGGGTCACTCAGGGCAGAACTTGGCCTCGAACTCGGCCCTCGAGCGCACATAGATCGTGCCGTTGTCGAGCCGGCGGTAGACCACCACGGGCCACCGCAGCTCGCCCAAACGCAGCTCCGCTGTATCGGCCAGTATTTCGACCACTATCGCCCGGTTTGTGCGGTTGAGGTAGGTCACGGCCAGGCGGTGTAGACCACGGTGCCCTGGCCGTTGGCGTCGACCAGCTCGACAGCGTTCACGCCCTTCAATTTGGCCAGTGCGGCCAGGAGCTGCGTGTCGTTGGTGGCATTGGCGATGCAGGTCGACACGATGTCCGCGTCGTCGTAGGAGGCCGATAGGTTCTCTTTGGTGCGGTCGCGCCAGACGCGCACCACTCGACCGTTGGAGAGGTTCACGCGCCGCATTGATTCGACGCAGGGGAAGGTGTGCTTCATGGGGCCTTCAGACTATGTCAACGTGACAGATTTCCAAGTTGTTCCGTTGTGAATGTGCAGGGTGTTGCTGTTGGTGTTGAAGAACATAGGCACATTGGTCCCACTCACGTTGGTCGGCGTGCCCGATGGATTGCTGGATGCTGCCGGGATGTAGACAAACCCGTCGATCATCGAGCTGCCGCCAATCGGCCCAATGAAGTCACCGCCCGACTGGCGGTAGCTCGCCCCCTTGATCAGCTTGCCGGTGGCACCATCGAACAGAACGAAGTCGCCATCCGTCGCGCTGCCGGGTCCCACCACGTCGCCGGTGCCAGTGCCTGTGGCTGAGATGGTGATCGTGCCGGAGCCGTTGGTGATGGTGATGTTTGTGCCCGCGGTGAGCTTTGCCCGGGCGAGCGTGCTCCCGAGGCTCTTCCCGATGAGCAAGTCGCCGTCGCTGAAGACGTTGGACTGGCCTGTGCCGCCGTTGATCACGCCTAGTGTCCCGCTGACAGCAGATCCGCCCAGGGCAATCTGGGGTAGGTCGATGGCCTGGATGGCTGACATCTGCACCACGGTGCCGTTGCCTCGGAGGTACTGCCCGTTGGTCGTTGCGCCGGCCAGGAAGGAGATGGCCGAGGATGCCGAGGTGCTACTGGTGCCTCCATTGGCCACACTCAGAACACCGTCGATGGTGATGGTGCCGGAGGCCGTCACCGGGCCTCCTGAAGTCGTGAGCCCGGTGCTGCCTCCCGACACATTGACGCTGGTCACCGTGCCCGCATTGTTGGTGTAGCCGTTGGGATTGCTCGCCGGGTAGGCTCCAAGGTTGGTGAGCGCATTGGCTGCGCTGGTGGCTCCGGTACCGCCATTGGCCACAGCCAGTGTCCCGGCCAGCGTAATCGTCCCCGACGACGTGATCGGGCCGCCGGTGGTGGTCAGGCCTGTCGTGCCACCGGACACGCCCACAGACGTCACCGAAGCCCCTGCGGCAATGCCGTCGAGCTTGGTGGCCTGTGCCGAGGTCATGTAGCCGTTCTGCGTGGTCGTAGCCGCCACCTGGCTGATCACCGGGGTGGTGCTGCCGGTAGCCACCGAGATATTGGCACCGCCCGAAGCCGACACGTTGGTCACGGTGCCGGCGTTGGCGGTGTACCCGGCCGGGTTGCTGTCGGGGTAGGCCCCGAGGCTGGTCAGGGCTCCGGCCGCACTCGTCGCTCCGGTGCCACCGTTGGCGACAGCCAGGGTGCCGGCCAGCGTCAGCGTGCCTGTGGTCGTCACAGGGCCGCCCGAGAAGGTCAGGCCTGTCGTACCGCCCGAAGCGTCGACCGACGTCACAGAGCCGGCAGCAGTCGACGACAGCGTGGTGCCAGACATCGAAAGGCCGGTGCCTAGGCTGATCTCCTGGGCGACCCCAGCACCGGCACCGGCACCGCGGCCCAGTAGTCTCGAGGCCGCCGAAATGTCTTGAATCTTGGCGTAGGTCACCGCGCTGGTGGCGATTGTCTGGGCCGTACCACCGGCAGCCTTGGTGACGTCCCCGGTGAAGGCGCTGGTCTGGATGCCGCCGGAGCCTGTGAACTCCACACCGCCGCCGACATTCAATTCCTCAACAACGCCCGTCCCCGAGGTATCGCGGCCCAGGATCTTGTCGGTGGCAATCTGCTGCACCTTGGCGAAGGTCACCGCATTGTTGGCAATGGTCGCAGCGAAGGACCCCGTGCCAGACCCGGTGACATCCCCGGTCAGCGTGATGGTCTGGTCGCCGAAGTTGCTGCCCGACAGGTTGCTGCCGGTAACCGTGCCCGAGGCAGCCACCGAGGTCGGGGTGATGGCACCCAATGCTACGGTCAGGTTGGGCGTGCTGGTCGCATTGGTGACCGTGCCGCTCACGCCGTTGGCATTGGTGAACCCGAAGGACGTCACCGTGCCGGTGTTCGACGTGTAGCCATTCGGATTCGACGCAGGGTAGGCCCCCAGGCTCGTCAAGGCAGCCGCCTCGGTGGTTGCACCAGTTCCGCCTGCCGACACGGCTACAACCCCTCCCAGCGTGATTGTGCCGCTGCTGGTGATCGGGCCGCCCGAGGTCGTCAGGCCGGTGAGGCCGCCGGAGACGTTGACACTGGTCACACCGCCGCCGGTGGGTCCCGGGGGGCCGGCAGGGCCGGTGGGGCCAGCAGGCCCTTGCGGACCCTGCAGACCGCCGGCACCGAGGGGCTTGGTGGCTCCGGTGTCGAGCCGGGTGATCTCGAGCGTGGTGTAGATCTCGGGCTGCCCGACGTTGGCAGCCAGACCCAAGCCGTCAGCATGGCCGCCGCGCTCGCAGTAGTACTCCAGCCGGTAGACGTTGTCCTTGTGCGGTGTGATGCGCAGGTTCAAGGACACTTCCATGTCCACATTGTTGTTGATGTAGAGCGATGGGCCGTACCCGATGACCACCGAGTTGGTCACGTCGTAGATCCGCAGCCGGGTGCCGCGGGTGTGATGGAACGGGGCCAGCACCTTCACCTGGTAATCGCCGGCGGCCACCTTCCACTCGTTGGACGCAAGGTCGATGATCAGGCCATTCGGATCGCTGCTGATGGTGTTCAGCGTCCGGGCAGTCCACACAGCGGTCACCGCGGTGCCGCCTGCGACGTTGTTATCCTTTACGTCCTGCAGTACCGCGATCTTGAGCGTCAACGAGTCGACGTCCTTACGCAGCTTGTTGATCAGGATCGTGCTGGTCTGTGAATCGTAGCTCATTGCTTGGACTTCTTTCGGATGATGCGTTGGGCCTCGTCAAGGCTGGCCGCGATGCCGATCAGGCTGCCGGCGGGGCCGTAGAGGCGGAGACTGCCCTTGGCCTTGCCTGGGATGGCTCGGTAGCCGCCGGGGAAGGAGTAGGCACCGGGCATGGCGGAGTCGGGGGAGGGCATGAACTTAGGGTCGTACCCAAACTCAAAGATTGAATCTCCGTTGGTGTAGAGGTCTCCGGCAGGCACCGTCTTCTCAAGGATCTTGTAGTCACCTCCAAGCGCTCCTTCACCATGCTGGACAGCGTAGCTCTTGATCGTGGTGATCCAGTCGCCCGGGTTGATCTCGTTGGACTGGATGCCCTTGGGAATAGCACGGAACACCTTCACAGGCGCATCCGGCTTGTTGCGAGCCGACTGGATGATGCGGATCGCAGCCTTGTCCGTAGCGTCTCCACTCGCTTGGCCATAATACAGCGCACCCTTGGGGCCGTACACGTCGTCAGGGTAGACGTCCTTCAGATTGTCCAGCGGGGCACCAGAGTCGCGCTGCGGGGCACGGTGCTCGCCGCTGTAGTCGGGCATGAAGCGCTGAGCGCCTACTTCAGGCCCAGCCGCTTGGCTCGCTTGGCCTGCGCCCATTCCTTCGCTGCCTCCAGTGCTCCCGATTGCGCGTACTCGTCCTGTTCCTCCTGCATAGACGTCAGACGGTCGTCCAGCCACTGACTGATAGAGGGAGGAG